AACGTCCCGACCATCACCAATGAGAATCGCTCGAGCAATTTCCTCTTCGAGCATGAGTCGCATTTCCATCTTGAGCCACGCCACAACATCGAAATCAGTGATGTCCACGATGTCATCGCGGTCGAGCTTCTGCTTCTTATACACAGTGGTTGGCGTCGTGACGCGCTTGGTAACGCCGAACCACTCTTCCTTCTTGTAGTTCCCAGTGATATAGCCCTTGGCCCTCGCCTCGTCCTGAGTAAGATCGGCGATGATAGTCTTGACTCGCGAGAAAGGACTCTTACGCGTACCGTTGAGAACGCTGGCGACCCACTCAGTACGACGCTTATCGAACTCTGGACGATCCGTAAGAGCCTTCGGGTCGGGGAACAGAGTATCGATGTTCTCGATGCCATGCTTCAGGGCATAAGCTTCCACAGCTCCTTTCAGCGAGCCCAGCTTCATCGCATCGGCGACAATGCCCTTCATATCATCCTGAGAAACCATATGGCGCACAACGCCGCTTGATTCGCCGCCATTCTGGTCGAAGACGTTACGGGTCATTCCTTCTGTTCCTTCCTCGTGCTCGAGATTAGCTTCTGGAGTCTTTCCGTCATCCTTCGAGGCATCACCGTCAGTTGCGTTCTGCTTGAGAGACTTGTTATCGGTATCCAAAGCCGTTTCAAGCATGTAAGTACAAACGGCCTGCTGTTCCGGAGTCATAGAATTCCAGATCTCCTGAACAGTTGCGTGAGCAACCACTTCATCCGTAGGATTGACGGTAGAAATTTCATCAAAAGCAAGACCCGTATGGATGATTGCCTCATCACCGAGAGACTCAATCGTTCCATCGGAATGTGCAACGTTGACAAAGTCAATGAGTGCCCCGGGATTAGCTCCTGCCAGAGTAAGACTAACTTCTCGAATCATCCCGTGAAGAACAGCCTTGGAACCGGCAACAATTTTCTCAACAAGCTGGTTTGCCCAAATTGACATCCAACGGATGTCCTTGTGCTCGACGAGTGCCTGAGCATTCTGACCCTGCTTCGTCCTGTTGAAGAAACCATAGGCATATATGCCATCTGGACGAGCCTCCAGGAGAACATGTCCCAGAACGTTTTCCGAATTGTCGTGACCATGCTGCCAAACCAGAGGAACCGAATTACCATCCATATGCTTGAAGGCATCGGGGGTAATGATTCGTCCGTCGGCGCACTTGAGACCAGCCTTGGTTGCGTAGCCACTAAAGTTATAGTTAGCCACTACCATTTTGACTGACTCCTTCCTTCTTTACTAGTTGTGACACCGGAGGCTCCGACGGGGCTGGCATATTGCTATTCCTAAGCTCATCAGCCTTCGAATCTCTGGATGGTTTGACACCAACACGTTGACGAATCTCATTCGCAGAAAGAATCTCGTTTCTTGTAAACTTATCCGCAATTTCCGCCAACTCCTTAACGGGAACGAGTCGGAAGGGGTCCTTAAAGAATAGAATCGATTGTCTTTGCGAACGAGCAGTCTTGGTTAAGAATGTCCGTCGCATCGCTTCAACAACGGCGGTTACTAACGGTTCGATTGTTCTGTTCTCATAATTGATCATGGCTGCTTCATCGGCAGTGCCGTTCATAACTGACTCTGTGAGACCAAGCTGAGCATAAAGCATTCCGACAAGATATTCAACTTGTTTGAGGAGGTTATTCTCGGCGGGACGATTAAGTTGGGTTATCTTCTCTGTTCCATCCGTATAGGCAATGCCATATTGACTACCTTTGAGTTGGAATTCGATGTCTTTCCTACGTTGCTCAGCCTGTACTCTACGAGCTTCAGATTTGATAACATATGGGAGCTGAATGATTATATCAAGTTTCCCAGAGCTTGATTGCTCATCAACAGCATCGAGAAGATTGAGCTTTCGAACCAGTCTCTGTAAAGTCGAGTTAGGTTCGTTCATCACCATGTATAGAGGATTCTCTACAATGGCAACGAAATTCTTCTCGAGAATTACCTCTTCTCGTCTTCCACTATTCTGATTGTAAAGATTAACTCGTACATGCTGAGGATACCAAGCAACGACTTCCCCAACACGAAGCGTTTTGATATCAAAACTACTTGAAACCGCTGGGTTGATCGTCGTATCGACAGGAACGATCGCTATAAGACCTTTGTCAAACAGGCGCATATAAATATCTTGACGAAAGTGTCTAGCGGCCTGATCAATATTTGCCTCTAGTGTCAAACACTTCTGTAGACCACTCTGAACATCTTCAAAATATCGATCGTTTTCATCCAAGCGAACATGTCGAATATCAACCGAAGCCGCATCAATTCCCAATCGAGTAAATATCGAGGAGATGATGGATCTCTCATTGGAAATTGTAAAGCGTACTCGATCCGGACGACCGCCGTAAGCCGCACCCATCTCATAAGCTTGAATAGGATCATCACGATTCAGAAACACGTTCCAAGCGTGCTTCAAACGTGAAAATATCGTCATCTGTCACCTCCTCTCCATCACTCGAAAGCTTCTTTATGAGCCTTGTATGCGACATACGCGTCCATCATTGCGGACACATTATCAATCTTTTCGTCCTGACGCTTCTTTAGAAGCTTTCGATTTCCGTTTGTGTCTTCAATTGTAATGGCGTTCCCCATTGCCCAAGACATAAGAGTTTGATCAAATATAAGAAGTCTCTGTTCGCTAAGAATTTTAAGTTCGCCTAGTGGGACAGATTCAGTTCTTGCGCCCTGTATGACCTTCTCAATTCCAAACGGTCCGTTCTCAGCTTCCCATCTGGTTACAAATTCTTTAGCATTATATGGGTCAAACCCAAGGGTTCGAACATCATAACTTTTCTCTTGAATGTGGTGATCCAGGTCATCATAAACTTCCATCATATCGAGGATTGTTCCCTCTAAAACATGAAGAGATCCTTCTTGTATAAACTCTTCGTATTTTGCTCGCATTGCTCCCGGAAGTTTCATGAGAGTAAGCGAAGTTATGTAGCTTCTAGTTTTTACCCCAAAACCATCTCTCAAAGGAAACAAGAAAGTAAAAGCACAGAAATCATCGCCTTGCGAAAGGTCTGCGCCGAGAGAACAAGGCATTTGCCAGAACTCTCTTTGCCGATGCGGTAAAGTTTCTTCGTAGGTAAAGAAGTATGTGTAACCTTCCATAGGAATTCCGAACCGCTTTGCAAGGATGTCGTTCCGCGAAGCTGGAGCTTTTTCGGCTCTTTCCACATCGAGTTGGTATGTTTCATAGGTAACTGTTTTACCAATATTTGGATTTGCTTTTTGCCACATTTCTGGATTAGCAACTTCGGTCAGATCATCAAGTTTGTAATACCAGATTGAAACATGAGGAGCCTGATAAGTTCCATTAAGAATGTCGGCGAGTTCCATTTTGATTGTATCGCCACTACCATTCCTAACAGTACCTTCAGAACTAATTGCAAGGATTAGAAAATCTTCCAGTTTGGAGGCACCTTGCTCAAGAGCACCAATCACATCTTCTCTGGTGTCGCCGGAAAGCCACTCGTCGACCGTAGAGACTTTTGGTCTAAGTCCTTGTAGCTTATTGATGGACATAGGACGGACCTCGAGTAGAGATCCGGTTAGAAAGTTCTCGACACCCTTTTTAGTTGGCGCAAGTTTTGCTCTATTTGCTCTTGAGCCGGTTGTGTTTTGTAAAGAACCCTCTGTCAAGAATTTAAAGAGCGGCCCTCTAGCTCGAACGATTGCCGTTCGAATTGGAGACATGATTTCATCAGCTTGTTTCATCGTTGGTGCTGTGGTAATTTGATGAGTGGTACTTGTATCAACATTTAAGAAGTAGCTTTGAATAAATGAACCATACATCGACTTCGCTGCGCCTCGAGCGACAATCAGGTATTGCTTTCTTATTAACCTCTTCTTGATTATCCGTTTAACGTAAGTTCCACCGCGACCGTTTGGGCGAGGTTGGTAAACACTTCTTTCTTCGAAGTACCACCAACAGAAAATTTGTTCGCCCCACAACTTGAACGAGTCTAACAGATGAACGTCGTTTCCATCTGTTAATGTTAGTTCGTTCTCACAGTATAGTACCCAACCCTCAACCGCTTTGTCATCGTAGTAGATGTTCGGATTGGCGATGAGCGCGTCAATACGGTTCATCT